TTTCCCAGTCACGATACTGATGGCGATAAGGCAGCGAGCGATAGCCCGTTGCGTGTTTGGTTGATGTCGCCTGCACAATACAATCGATTTGCAGCCGACCCTAAATTCCGTTCTTTGCAGGCTTCTGCGGTGGCGCGTGCCAGCCAAGCCAATCAACACCCTTTATTTTTGGGTGAAGCAGGTTTATGGAATGGTTTCTTGTTAATCAAGATGCCCAAGCCTATTCGTTTCTATGCAGGCGATGAAATGAAGTATTGCGCTGATGTATCCAGCGAAACGGAAAGTGGTTTAAAAATTCCTGCTGCGTTTGCTGATAAATTTGCCGTTGACCGTTCTATTATCTTGGGTGGTCAAGCCGTAATGGAAGCATTTGCTGCATCTTACAAGGCAAATGTGCCATTCTTACGGTCGGAAAAAGAGCTTGACCACGGTAATAAGGTGGAATTGCTGATTGGTACGATTCGCGGCTTGGCAAAAACACGCTTTGAAGTGGATACAGGCGAAGGTAAGGAAATCACGGACTATGGTGTAACCGTGGTGGATACAGCAGTGCCGATTATCGGGGCGCGTAATTAATGTTATGGGGTGGCATTTTGCCGCCTCATTAATGAAAAGGATGATGGAATGGCTAATATTGTTTTAAAGCGTGATGGTATGCAGCATGGTGGTTCGCCTTATGGGAATCAATCTACTTTTGCATTCAATATCAAAACCAATGCTTCTGGTGTGGTTTTGAATGGCAGTTCAACGACTGCACCAAAAGCCAATGATGTGATTGTTTTGGGCGTGCTGCCTAATGGTTTCCGTCTTGAAGATGCTCAAATCTTTGTAACCACGGCAATGACCGCAGGGATTACGGGTGATTTGGGTTTTGTGTATGAAGATGGTGTAAACAGTAATGAAGTTCCCCAAGACACGGCTTATTTTGGTGCGGGATTGGTTTTGAACGCAGAAGGTCGTTTGCGTGCCACAGGCACGAAGTTGGTTACTTTGCCTAAAAATGCTTTGTTGGTATTAACAATTAAGGGTGCTGCTAATGCCAAGGAAGCGAATGTATCGGTGGTGGTGCAGGGCGAATTAACAGGCGAGCGTTAACAATGGATTGCCCACAAGCAACCTGTGGGCATTTCTATGTGAAAGGGAAAGATGTGAGTAAGGGTAATTTGTTGCCAGTTGCTTATATTGGGCAAGCAGATGTATGGCATGACCATATTTATGGCACGGGGCTGTACTTCTCTAAAGGTCAAACACGCATGGTTGAGCATTTGACTGCAAAAAAATTGCTTAAGCATATTGATTTGTTTGCTGAAGGGGAAGCAAAAGGGGCTGAAAAAAAGGAAACGGCTGATTTGATTCAAAAGGCAGAGAAAACCCTGCAAGAAGAACAGAATCAAGTTAGTGAACTATTTGACGTATACACTACTCTTGACCAAATGGATAAGGCAAGTTTGCAAAAATTTATTAAGGATAATTTTAATCAAGATGTAGATGGTCGTTCGTCTGAGCTGAATCTGCGCGAAAAAGCCAAGCAGTTAATTGACCAATTTGGATTGCCACAATGACGTTACGCGAATTGATAGACCGCTTTCGCACATTGGCAAATGATAAGGTTGAACCTTATTTTTGGGCGGATGATGAAATTGTGATATGGCTAAATGATGCCCAAGAAGAGGCGGTGTTGCGTGGTAGGTTATTACATAGCAGCAATGATGTTGATATGTGCCGTATTGCAGTATTAGCAGGAGAAAGTGTCTATTCGTATGATGATTTGATTTATGAATTTGATGCAATTTCTTTTCATGAAGATTTTGATACCAAGCATGAGTGTATTAGCTTGGTATCCATGGAAGAATTAAGCCGTTATTTGCCAGACTGGGAGACGGCAAAGGGGAAGCCTCGATATGCGCTGCAAGATGATAAGCGTTTGGTTCTTTATCCTATGCCTGACAAAGCAGGAACGTTATTTTTAAGCGGCTATTACGCGCCTAAAAATATGTTGGATCATGATGATGATGTGCCTGAAATTCATGTTTTGCATCATAAGCATTTATTGGATTGGGTGTTATATCAGGCTTTCTCTATCCCTGATACAGAAATGTTTGACCCTAATCGGGCAAAGTTGGCTGAAGAACGTTTTACGCGCTATTTTGGTGAGCAAACTGATTCGGATTTAAGGCGCATCACGCGAGAAGATACGCCACATACGGTTAAGGCTTTTTGGATTTAGGTGGGTTGAGTCATGGTTTTGTCGCTATCGAAAGATGGCGATTTTTTTTAGCCAAAATTATCGTGCTTTGTCTAATGATTGATTGTTGCCTATTCGCTGCCCCCCTGTAAGGTTCGTTGTTTTTATTGGGAATTTTTACGATGACGTTTTAACCACAATAAGGAATTTTGATGGCTAACACGTTGTTTTCAAATGCGCGTCAGATGTTTTTGGAGGCGCAAATTAATTGGCTGACTGATACCATAAAGTGTATTTTGGTTGATGCAGGGTCTTATACGGTGCAGGTGGATACGCATAAGGTTTTGTCAGATATTTCTTCTTCTGCTCGCATTGCTGGCCCGGTAACTTTGACCGCCAAAACAACTGCTGGCGGCGCTGCTGATGCGGCAGATTGTACCTTTACTTCGGTGTCAGGGGCTTCTATTGAGGCGATTGTGATTTATAAAGACACAGGCACGGAATCCACCAGCCCATTGATTGCTTGGATTGATACGGCAACTGGCTTGCCGATTACGCCAAATGGTGGCGATATTATCGTAACTTGGGATAACGGAACAAATCGTATTTTCCGCGTTTAAATTCACACAGGCACGGAATCCACCAGCCCATTGATTGCTTGGATTGATACGGCAACAGGGCTGGTAGTCTCAAAAGGAAAGCAAATGGAACAAGAAACATTGATAAAACCACCTCCCATTGTTTTAGGCGTTCAAGGTATTGCCCCCAAGCCTATTACGATGAATGAAGCTAAAGCAGATTGGCGCAAGATTGTGATGCTGCCACCTTTTCAAATGTATGCGGCTGAATGTGGGTCGCGTGATGGCAATGCTTATCAGGCGGCAAAGGTATTTTTGAGCAATGAGCTATCTCGCAAAGGCGATGATGTGGTGTGGGCAGAATATTGTGATTGGTTTGAAGCCAAAGGGTTATGGGTGAATGAAACACCTGATGGTAAGCTGAAAGGTGAATTGTAATGCAAACATTATTTACTGGGTTTGTAGATAATGAAATGAAATATCCATACGTCTTGATGGATATGGAGCAGGATATTACCAATGCCAATGTAGGATTCAATAAGTTATTAGAATTGGCAGAAGATAATGTTATTAAATATTCTGAGCCAATCGGTGGAACTTATGGATTTAATAGTCCAACACAAACTCAAGATGCAGTGGTTAATTTATGGAGTGGTTTTAATCGTGCAGCACCGGTCAATAAGCCCTTAGTTATGAAATTTGGTGGGATGTTTTTCCCTGTAAATACCTATACAGGCGTTAGCGGGCAATTACAATTACAGGCTCTCAATTTACAAACTAATGCATATTACCATATAAATCAGCCTTCCGATGGAGGGTTGATTGTTTTATCTAAAAATAATAACAATTTTTCTTATTCTATCAATAGTCTTCCAAATAATGGTGCAATTATTGGTATTAGACATCAATATCAAGCAATGTATCCTTTTTTATCCTATTATTTACTGCGTGGTGATGGGACGTGTTTTTTCTTTCATGTTACTTCTACCCCTATGTATTTGGGGCGAGTAGAAAAAAATACGCTTACTTACAATCATATTGGCGAGCTGCCCTCTAATCGTTTGTATGCTTTGCGTGCAACTCATGCTGTTGCTTCAGGTACGGTTTATGATGCTGCGAATCGACCATCTGCTGGCTGTCGTGTATTGGCATATAACCGTGAGACAGGCAAGCTGATTGGTTCGGCTGTGAGTGGTGCAGATGGACGTTATTCTTGTCATGTTAACGCAACCAAAGGTTCAAGAATCTTTATGGTGTGCTTGGATAATGCGGTCGCTCCTGATTTTGAAGCGCAAATTATTGATAGGATTATTGTGTAATGGCTGCCGTTGAACTGGAAACCTTGACGTC